TAGAAATAGTAACTGCCGATATTACTGACTCCAACTTTAATAGTTGGGCATATAAAGGGCAATTTGACGGCAAACCAGGTACATCTGATTTTGCAACAAACCTAGGCAAAGGAGCAAGTTTTAACGATGAAGTTCATGTTATCGTCATTGACGAAGATGGACTAATCACGGGTAATGCTAATACAGTACTCGAAACTTTTTCTTTTATGTCTATAGGTTCTGATGCAAAAGCTAACGATGGTACATCTAATTACTATGTAGATGTAATCAACGCTGGTTCAAATTATATCAGATGGATGGATCATAATACATCATTACTTTCAGCAGGTAGTGCATTATCTGGACTATCTAGCTTATCAGGAACTTTAACTGATGTAGTTTCTGATAGCTTATCAGGAGGAACCGATGATAACGCTCCAACAACTGGAGAGTTGGCAACGGCTTATGATCTTTTAGAAGATTCAGAAACAGTAGATGTAAATTTACTATTTGCTGTACCTGATGCAAATGGTGCTAACACAATAGCAAACGATCTTATCGCAATTGCAACTGCAAGAAAAGATTGTATGGCTTTTGTTTCACCACCTATTGCCGATTCACAAGGATCATCAACACCAGCTACAGATGTAACAACATTTGCAGCTACGTTGACTTCAAGTTCTTATGCATCATGTGATTCAGGAGCTCTTTACGTATACGACAAATATAATGACGTATATCGTTATATTGGAGCTGCAGGTCACGTTGCAGGACTTTGTGCTAATACTGATAACGTTGCAGACGCATGGTTTTCACCAGCTGGTGTAAATCGTGGACAGTTGCTAGGCGTTACAAAACTAGCATATAATCCTAAGCAGGCTGATAGGGATACTCTTTATAAAGCAAGAGTAAATCCAATTGTATCAATTCCTGGTCAAGGAACAATTCTCTTCGGAGATAAAACACTTTTAAGCAAGCCTTCTGCATTTGATAGAATCAATGTTCGAAGATTGTTTACTACATTAGAAAAAGCAATCTCAACTGCGGCTAAAGCACAGTTATTTGAATTCAATGATGAGTTTACAAGAGCTCAATTCAAAAACTTAGTTGAACCATTTTTGAGAGACGTGAAAGGGCGTAGAGGACTAACGGATTTCCTAGTCATTTGCGATAGTACTAACAATACAAGTCAAGTAATTGATGGTAATGAATTTGTAGCTGACATTTTTGTTAAGCCTGCAAGATCAATTAACTTCATTACATTGAACTTCGTAGCAACAAGAACTGGGGTCGAGTTTACCGAGATCGCCGGTACTTCAGCGTAATAGGAGGACATCATGGCAATATTAGGAGTAGATGATTTTAAATCTAAACTTACAGGTGGTGGAGCTCGAGCTAATTTATTTAAAGCGACAGTTAACTTTCCTAGTTATGTGGCCACTAGCGATGTGGAATTAACTTCTTTCTTATGTAAAGGAGTTCAAATCCCATCATCAGTGATTGCACCTATTACCATTCCATTCAGAGGCAGACAGCTTCAAATGGCTGGAGATAGAACATTCGAACCATTGACATTGACAGTGATCAATGATGCTAGCTTTGTAGTTAGAAATGCGTTCGAATCTTGGGCTAATGGTATAAACAACTTTGCAGAAAATACTGGTCTATCAGATATGAATGATTATATTTGTGACGTAGTAGTAGAACAGCTTAATAAAGCTGGAGAAACTACTAAGAAGTATGACTTCCGCGGTTGTTGGCCTTCAAATGTTTCAACTATCGATTTAAATTACGATACTGAAAACACTATTGAAGAATTTACCGTTGAACTACAAGTTCAGTATTGGGAATCTAACACCACTGACTAGTGGTATAAATATTAGATGAGGGGAATTAATTTTCCCCTCTGATAATATGGAGATATAATGGCAGATTTTTTCGGATTCGAAATCAAAAGAAAAAGCAAAGCACAAGATTTTGTGTCTATTGTCCCTAGCACCGATTCTGACGGCGCGGGTGTTATTAATTCAGGAGGCCACTTTGGCGCATATCTTGATCTAGATAACGATAAGGCACAGAATGAAGTAGAACAATTGCTTAAATATAGAGATGTTGCATCACAGCCTGAATGCGATGCGGCAATTGAAGATATTGTTAACGAATCTATTGTTGGTGACCATGATGAGGCGCCAGTAAATATTATATTAGATAAGCTTGAAATATCTGATCAAATGAAAGATATGATCAGAGAAGAATTTGATAATGTATTATCATTAATGCAGTTTAATGCATATGCACACGATTTATTTAGGAAATGGTATATTGATGGTAGATTACCTTTTCATGTAATTATTAATGATAAAAATCCAAAGGCTGGTATTAAAGAATTACGTTATATAGATCCTATTCAACTTAGAAAAGTAAAAGAAATAGAAGAAAAACAAGATCAAAAAACTGGCGCTAAAATTATTACTAAGCAAGAAGAATATTTCTTATTCCAAAGTAATAAAATGAATACAGCTGAACAAGGAATAAAAATACATCCAGATGCGATAGTATATTGTACATCTGGTATGTTAGATCCAAGTAGAAAAAGAATTCTTTCATATTTACATAAGGCTATAAAGCCAGTAAATCAATTAAGAATGATGGAAGATTCTCTTGTAATTTACAGAATTTCACGAGCACCAGAACGTAGAATATTTTATATTGATGTGGGTAACTTACCTAAAGGTAAGGCGGAAGAATACCTGCGTAATATTATGAGCCAATATAGGAATAAGTTAGTATATGACGCTGCCACCGGAAACATCAAGGACGATAAGAAACATATGTCAATGCTCGAAGATTTCTTCTTACCGCGTAGAGAAGGTGGTAGAGGCACAGAGATCTCGACCTTACCAGGAGGAGAAAACCTCGGACAGATTGATGACATCATATACTTCCAGAAAAAATTATACAGGTCCCTTAATGTACCAATTAACAGGCTCGAACAAGAAGCTCAGTTTAGTTTGGGAAGAACCACAGAAATTTCTAGGGATGAGGTAAAGTTTAAAAAGTTTATTGATAGACTTAGAAAAAGATTTTCAGATGTGTTCATGCAAACACTTAAAACTCAATTACTATTGAAAGGTATTATTACTAATGGCGATTGGGATGACTGGAAAGAAAATATTGTTTTTGATTTTATTGAAGACAATTATTTTAGTGAACTTAAAGAATCAGAAATGGTTCGTGAAAGGTTCGAACTATTAAGCCAAGTAGATGAATATGTAGGAAAGTATGTATCAAATACATGGGTTAAGAAAAATATACTTCGTCAAACCGATGAAGATATAGAAACTATGGAAAAAGAGATTGAATCTGAACCTTCAGATGAGGATGATTTGGATCTCTAGAAAACATAATTATTATAAATATATAGTACAAGAGGATTGAAATGAGTGTAGAAACTTTAATTAATAACCTTAAAGACGGCGATAATGTTGCCGCCAATAAGGCTTTTTCGTCTATAATGGGCGATAAACTTAGATCTGCTTTAAATGCAGAAAAAATAAAAGTTGCTTCTTCAATGGGTAAACCAGCGGTTGAAGAACCGGAAGAAACTGAAGAAGTAGCAGAAGAAGAAGTAGATACTGTAGAGGATTAAATGAAACTAATATCTGAATACGTAAGTCATAACTTAAATGTAATTAGCGAAGCTAAGAAAAATGGCGAAAAAGGCTATGTTATAGAAGGCGTATTCATGCAGGCCGACAAGAAAAATAGAAATGGTCGAGTCTACGAAAAACCGATTTTAGAATCTGCTGTCAAAAAATATGTTGACGAGCAGGTTTCACAAGGCAGAGCTGTTGGAGAGTTAAATCATCCGGAAGGACCAACAGTAAACCTTGACAAAGTTTCTCATAAGATCACGGAACTGAAATTTCAGGGAAGTGATGTTTATGGAAAAGCATCAATTCTTAAAACCCCTATGGGAAAGATCGTTGAAGGTCTACTCGAAGGTGGAGTTAAGCTTGGTGTATCTAGTCGTGGTATGGGAACTCTTGCTAACAGAGGAGGTGCTATGTACGTGAAAGACGACTTTATGTTGGCTTCCGTAGATATAGTCCAAGATCCATCCGCTCCATCAGCATTTGTTAATGGAGTTATGGAAGGGGTCGATTGGATTTGGAATAATGGCATCCTCGAACCGCAAGAAATTGAAAAAATTGAGACTGAAATAAAACGTACTCCTTCGAAGCATTTAGCAGAAGCGGAGATTAAAGCGTTTAAAAATTTCCTCTCTAAACTTTAACTAACTTTTAACTAAGAGGTACAAGTTATGTCAATGACAGACGAAATAAAAAAAGTAGTCGCTGAGGGTCTTGAAGACGAATCAGTAGACAACGTATCTGAAGTTTCTGAGGAAGTCGAAGAGGAAGTTGAAGTTACATCAGAAGAAGAGTCTTTGGACGAAAAAATGCATGGCAAGAAAAAAGTAAATGCTACGTATAAAAAAGAAGAAGACGAAGAGGATGAGGAAGACGAGGAAGAAGTTGAAGAAGCTGCTGACTCTGAAGAAGATGACGAAGACGACGAAAAAGAAGTCGAAGAAATCTCTATTCCTAAAACTAAAGCTGGTGTAATTAACGCTGCTCTTGATCTACTAAAGAAAGCGAAGAAAGACGAAGCGCAACAGTTGTTTCAAAAGATGGTAAAAATGTCTGAGTCAGAAGACGAAGGTGGAATGGTTGCCAAAGGATCTAAAATCACTAAAAAGATGGCTGATCCAAAAGCTAAACCATCCGATGCTTCAGCTAAGATGGAAGACGCTGACTGGAACGAAGATTTAGATCTTATCGTTGCAGAAGAAGCTACACTATCAGATG